TCCTATGAATATAGCATGGTAATGACATCACTGTCAGTAAGTTTTCAATCCGTAACAATATTACTTCTCTTTTTTCTTGTCAAATTTAGCAAAAATCTTTTTAAAGACCGTCTTACTCAATGATTTTATCGCTGGTATAAGTAATGAAGAACTGGCAGCAATGAGAGAAATAGTAACAACATTAAGAGCAGCACTAGGACTTGGAAGTACAGAGTCGATAAAGGTGACGTCCTCATAAAGCGTTATACACTCTGTACCATCTTCACTTCTTTTGTGTCCAGACACACGAGAAATTCTTTTTTCGTTACGATAATCTCCAATTTTTTGATCTTTTTTACCAGGACATTCTACAAACACATCTTTTTTATTTTTTGGTGGTGTATATTTTCCTGATTCATCTGTTGTTTCAACAAATTCTTGCTCCTGTTTATTTGGGCTAGCAGATTCGGTATAAGTAAATTCATTTGGGTTATATTGCAATGGCTCGAATGAAGGAATAATAAAATTACCACATTCGTTATACGTTCCATATTCATCTTTATCATTATCAATCAGGCTAGGTAAATTATTTCTATGTACTCTTACACAACCTGGCATATCTACTTTTGGTTTATAGATAACATCTAATGTTGGAACATAAAGCTCCCATACAGGTATCTTTGGAATACTTACTTCTCTTATCTCAATCCGATGTATCTGCGTCATGCTTAGGATAGTAAACCTCTACATAAGATTCACATTTAGGACAAGAAAGATTTGTAACTATTGAATACTGATCCTCACAATGATAATCTTCACCAGAAAAATCTGATCCCCAAATCAATTCTGTCTGACAGTGCCAACAGTTCATAGTTTCATTCTGGGTATAGCTATTGATTCTCCTGTTGTTTTCGGTAATGCGTTATTCAGTACATTAGGCATCATTCCTTTTACATTACCCAGAATCTCGTTCATAACTCTTGCTTTGAATTGTTCTGAAGTTACATACCTGTAACCTATTACTCCTGTAGCAGTCATGGAAGCTACCATTAGGAATGAGATGATACTTAAACAATTTGCTATTTTTTGAAACATTATGTTAAAAGAAGTTTTAATAAAATTAGCAGCACCTCTTAGTCTGACTGTGCTGGCTCTGATTGTTGCTTTAGCTCCACTGTACCTGTTGGCAGGGATTCTTGTTCGATCTTCTTCAACAACATCTCCTTCGCCTGTATTCCACCCTCAATCATCAAAATAGCTTTATTAGCTTCAGCTAAAACCTTTTCTGCTTGATTTTTTGTCTGAACCTGTTTTGCTAGTTCTTCTTTCCATTGAAGAATTTGTTTTTCGATAATTGTTTTCATAAATTAAACTATAGTAAGAGTTTCACCCGATCCAACAGTTACAGTAACACCACTGTTTATTGTAATAGGACCAGCAGCCATAGCGTTTTTGCCGTTAGTAATAGTATAGTTCGTAGTTACAGTTTGACCATTTTCATAAAACACTTCATCAGATCCACCACCTGTAGCACCTCCTCCTGCTGTAGCTCCATCAGCTACATTTATTAGTGTTCTAAGTTGAGAAGCAGTAATAGTTTCTATTTGTCCAAGTCCACTTGAAACCCTCGCTAATATTCTTCCAGAGTCAATGTGGTCTATTTTACTTAGATTTACGGCATCATCAGCAATTTGTGCTGTAGTGATTGCATCATCAGCAATTTTTGCTGTAGTAACTGCATCATCTGCAAGCCTAGCTGTATTAATTGCACCAGCAGCTATTTTAGATGTAACAACTGCATCACTTGTAATTTGATTAGATCCAACAGCGTTGTCGTTAATCTGTCCTGAAGAGACAGCGTTGTTACCAATTTTTGCAGTAGTGATAGCTCCATCGGCTATATCAGATGTACTTACAGATGTTAAGAATCCAGCACCATTTGTTAACTGGTTTGTATTAGTAACATTAGTAGCACCTGTAGCAATACCATCTAACTTGTTTTTTAGTGTTGTTGTAAAGTTATTATCAGTTTGACTAGCAACAACAAAATCAAGAGTGCCATCTGAATCTTGATAAGTAACTGTTATACCTGTCTCAGTATTACCTGTAACCATGCCTCCAACAAAATCTTCTACCTGTTCTTCAGTAAGAGTTGCTGTTATATATCCTGCTCCATTTGTAAGTTGATTATTGTTAGTGACATTAGTAGCACTAGCAGCGATTCCATTTAATTTAGATAAGAGAGCATCAGTAAAAGCATTTGTATCACTATTAGATTCGTATGCAGTTTTTATCTCACTCGCAGACTGATCGGCTGTCGCACCATCCTCCACATTTATCATCGTGCGTAGATTAGCTGGAGTTATCTCTTCAATAGCCCCTGCACCACTAGAATCTCTACCTAATATCCTATTTGTAGCTGAAACATTTTGTATCTTTGCATAGGTAACCGCATCATTATCAATAGTAAAAGTCGCACCGCTATTGCTGACAGTTATATCTCCCTTATCTCCATCTTCTACACCACCTGATACTTTTGCTACCGATCCATCATCCTTTTTAAAGAATAATTCACCTGTATCGGTTCTAACGGCTGGTTCACCTAAAACAAGATCACTAGCACCTGGATCGCTACCACTTGCTCTCTTAAATCGAATTTGATTAGCCATTGGCTTTTACCTCCTACGGCTTAGTAAGACCCACCATCTATGTTGAAACTAGATGCACTTTCATCTTCTAAAAATGTAACTAGATCAGACAATGCGACCTGTTTCATTGTTCCAGCATCGTTACAAACGAACCTGTCTGCTGCTGCTAAAGTCGTTGATGTAGCTGAAGTTCCACCATCCATAAGATTCAATTCTGCGGTGGTCGAGGTAATGCCGTCCAACACGTTCAACTCACTCACGGTAGATGTCAAACTTGTTAATTTAGTGACAGGTAAAGTTCCTGTTATAGAACTGGCAGCTAGATCAATAGCAATTTCAGTCGATTCAATAACAAGTCCACCATTGGCTTTTAAGTCAACAGAAAGAGTATTTCCAGACTTATCTAAACCGTCACCTGCTGTTACCTGACCTGCACCTGAAAACTGGGCGAAAGTAAGATTATTCGTACCAACTACTGCTGATCCTTTGTTGCTAGTGCAAACGAACCCATTATCAGCATTAACAGAACCTTGTTCTACGAAGGTGAACATTCCTGCTGCGTCTGCACCAGCAGCTAAATCACTTGCTCTGGCTGGTGACGATCCAACAATATAAATACCATTTTGACTAGCTGTTGACTGATCTTTTACAAGAACTCTATCGTTATCTGCAAGAGTGACACCATCTATAGAATCTCCACTATTAAGGGCAGTTGAAATTGTAATATTACCTGTTGTCGCTACTTTTACTGAATCTTTTACGTCAAGTCCTTGTGATGTGGCCTCAACAAAACCCTTTGTCGCTGCATCTTGTGTATTAACAGGATCAGATAAATTAGTAATTGTCTGACTGTTTAAAGAAACTGAAGCTGTTGGTGCAGCCATTTGATCCAATCTTGAAGTTCTCACTTGTGTATCGAAGTCAGAAACCTTTGCTGAAGTTAGCGTTGGTACGTCTGCGACTACAAGTGACCTAAATGTAGGTGCAGCATCGCTACCTGTCGTAGGGCCAGATAGAACTTTATTTGCATTTTGTACTGTTGCTTTGTCAAAGAAACTACCTGTTCCACCAATAGGTTCAATGGTCGTAGCAGATCCACCTGATCCTCCAGTTCCAATACCAATAAATAATTTTTTAGAACCTTCTGCAAAAGCTAACTCAGCATTTTCTAAACTACCTGGTGCTGAAGATCCTGTGGATCGCTTAATTCTGATTGTGTTAGACATTTTTAGAAGTTTCCTCCGTCAACGAGTGTAAGTTTGGTGGTTGTAGCATCTGCTTTAAAGGTAGCAGCACTACTGTCAAAGTAAATAACTGAGCCATCAACTTTGGCTGATTCATCAAAAGTAAAACCAAGTGCTCCCTGGGGACCTTGAGTCGTAATTTCAACGGTAGTTACATCAGATACTTGACTAACTACAACTTGGTTAGGATTGCTCATGCTGTGTAACCTTCACTTATAAATAGTTTACCTTCTAAATAATAATTTTTGTTACCTGATGGATCTGTTAATAAAACATCATAAAACAAAATGCTTGGAGTGAAGTTTGTTGTATCAGTATCACTAAGCGAAATATCAACAATTCCATTAGTTCTATCGGTATAAGCAACAGTCCAATCAGCAAATTTTGTGCTTCTATCTTCGTTATATACCTGTGCCGCTACTGTAAATCCATTTAAGTTTATAGCCGATCCAGTTGAATCTTTAAATGTAAGACGTATAGGAAAATCTGCCCTTCTATCAACAGTAAAATTCTTTTTTCCTGGAATTATTGCCATTAGTTATAAGGAGAATCACCCAAAATATCAGTTTTCCATTGTGCTTTTAGTGCATCAGCATCACTAGCAGAAGCTATACCAGAATCAGCAGGAGCATCTCTTAATGCTTGTTTCTTAGCAACAATATCTGTAGTTGATGCACCTGTTTCTAATGCTTTTTGAAATTCAATGTCAAGTTCTGCAAGTTTAGGAGTTCTTGCATTTCTTATATTTGTTTTGTGAATTTCTCTGGCTTTTGCCATGTCTATGCCGAATCCCATTTTTTACTCCGTATAAGTCCAAGCATTTCTGAAACTCCTATCTGTAGGAATTGCAGATTTATTAACAGTATAAACTGTCTTTCCACTAGGACAATCTTTATCTTTTATTTGTTCTAATGTTAAATCACAATTATCGGCTGGACAAACAATACTGATAGAACCATCATCATTTGTGTAAACAAATCGTGAGTCAGAATTTGCCATAAGTTTTTTCTTTTAGTATATCAAAAAATTATTGATCGCCAAAGAAAGAGAAAGACGCTACTACGTCAAATCTTGAGTTATTACTGTAGCTTGTGCCAAAAAGATCGCAAGTAGTTGTTGATGAACCCTCTTGCATACCAAAACCACCTCTACTGTGGTTATCATTAGTAGCACCACAGACCATAATAAATTCATTATTGGCAAACGCTGTTGAAAAATTAACAGTGTAATTTCCAGTTCCACTGTCAGTGACACTTGAGACTCCAAAACTTTGACGAACAAAAGTACCAGTTATTCCATTAATTTTGACATACGCTTTAGCCCTTCCCTGTTCAATCTGCTCTGGAGTAGAACTTGAACCACCGCCTGTGTTTTGAATTGTATTGACTTTAAGTGTTGACATAATTAATCTCCGAAACAGGCAACATCAACTCTATTAATATCAACAAAAGACCCTGCACTGTTTAAAACGTCCACTCTAAATGAACTTGTTCCTTTTGTAACTTGACCTGGATCTCTTATAGAGGGATGGGATATTACAACACCCTGAGTATGAATAGCACCAAAAACTGTACAATAATTACCATTTGCTGCATTACTACTCCAATTGACTGTATATGCTCCAGTTCCACTATCAGTAACAGAACTTACATTAAAACTATCTAAAATACTGTTTGTTGACCCATTGTAATCAAGCCATAATTTTGCAAGCTGACCTTTTTCTGTTCCACTCGTGTTTTGAAATACAGGTGCAGCAGATGAAATGCTTTTAATTGTGCCTACGGCAAGTGTACTCATAATTTATTTAGCCTCCAATGCTGCAACTTTAGTTTCTAATACTTCTATTTTACCAACTGCTTCCTGTAATGCAGCAGTAAGTAAAGGAACTAACTTGCTTTGATCTATTCCTTGATATACAGGGTTATTATCAGAGTCAACTTCATCTTTAGTTCCTGTAATAGCCTCTGGAACTGCTGTCATCTCATGTGCAAAAAAACCATCAACTATTTTTTCTGGTTCAGCAATAAAATTAAATCTATAAGGTTTAAGTGTTTTTAATCTTGCTATACCGTCAGAGATAGCAGTTACATTTTCTTTTAATCTGTAATCAGAAGATGTATTAAAAGATGTTGAACTTGTTCCTGCGAAAATACTGCCAACAGAAGAACCATTGACCCTAAATGCTTGCATTGTGCCTGCACTTGATAAATTCCCATACTGAACACCATTAATATCCCATCTCCATGAGGTCTGACTTGTGGTTAGACTTGCCGTACCGTTAATAAAAAATCTACCAACCGAATCTATCCTGATGCGTTGTGAACCATCTGTATTTAAATTAACACTGTCAGATGCAATAGTACCTACGTTTAATGTGCTCATAACTTTATAACCTTAAATTTATTATATACACTTTTATACTACAGTCCATGTCTCTCCAGAACCAACTGTAACTGTTACCCCTGATTGTATAGTAATTGGACCAAAGCTGCCAGCATTTTTACCATTTGTGATCGTATAATTTTGAGTTATAGTTTGATCGTTTTCCCAAAAAATTTCGTCAGATCCACCTCCTACTGCTCCAACGCCTGCGGCAGCCCAACTTAAAACACCACTTGCATTTGAAACTAAAGCATATCCACTTACTGCTGCATCTTCAGAAGGTAATGTCCAAGTCAAGCTTGATGAAATAGTAGTTGGTGCTTGAAATCCTACAAAATGACTACTATCAGCATCAGCGAATCTAAGATCATTCTGTGCTTGTAGTGTTAATCCATTAGCATCAAATATCATTTGTTCT